CCTGAACGAGGAGCAAGGTCTAAGACCTCTGAGACTCGTGGGCGGTCCTCTATGAGGCGGCATCAGATTTGACTGATCTGCGCGGTTAATATGCTGTTAATGGCGCTGGCTCCTGCTGGCGTGTCGCAGCATTCGTGCATTGGAGTAATGGAGGAAGACCCTCGGCCCTGTACTGGCTTGGCCAACAAGGGGAAGAAGGACTTCTTCGATATAGCCCGTTCCGGTGCTATCGTGCTCCCCAGTATCCCGCTCAAGCCGATATCGGCCGGCGGTGTATACGAAAAGAGTCGGTCTCCAACGGGGACCTTCTCTTGGTAGGGAACTGCTCAGATGTGGCCTTCGGAGTTTCTCGTAGCTAAGCTGCATTCGCTTACTACGAGTCGTCCAAGAAAGGGTTTTAAACCCTCTCTCTGGCCTACTATCTGGCTGCCAGAAATGTTGATACTTCTGCGAAGATATCACTTTTCTGATGATGAGGTCTATGGGCTCATAGCCCTTTTCCTCCATAAGCCTAAGTACCTCCTTGAACCTAAGGTTAGGAGGTACCTCGCTCTTGAGAATTTCACTTGGATCCGATACGGTATCCAAGTAATTCGACAAGAGATCATAATACGCTTCTTCTGCGGAGAATTCATCATTGATGATTCCGCGTTCGAAGTTGCGCGATGAGGACCATCTGGCTAACAGCCTAGATACCTCAAAATCTCCGGCCTCCCGATGTAGAATCGCCTGGCGTTTCCACTCGGGAAGTAGAGGCTCGAGTGCTTCCACGGTTAAACCGGGAAGACCTAGCCCTCCCCATTCGGTCGGGGTGAATAGCTCATGTGAGTAGCTCACATACTGCGACATATTCCTTAGGAATATGAAGACCAACTGCTGGGCGATTTCTGGGAATTCGCACCAAGTCAGTTCCTTGGCTAGAAGGCGAGCTTTCCCGAAACTCGGGTTAAGATCTTCGTCACCTCGGCCAGCTTTCTGCTCCGGAGAGACAAGCCGTGCCTTAGGTACGCGGATCTCCGCATCACTTCCTAGTGAGGCACACCGTAAACCCTGCTGGCAGTAGTTTACGGCATATTTCATAATGGCCCATTTGTCATCAGATGGTACCATTGTAGTAATCCGAGACGCTGCTGCGTAACGCAGCAGTGTGTCGGGAACGTTGCTGGCGTCGATTTGATCGTCGCCGGCTGTCGCAAACAGTGGACTTCCAATACCCCCATGGGCGTAAAAGTTGGCCACTTTTGCTAGAAACGTTAGGACAATTTTGGTTCCAGGTTCGCCCATGAGGCAACCTGCTTTCGAAATTGTCCACACATCCTGCTCATTCCGGAAAATCCGGGGTGACAGGAGTAAATCGATGTATCCTCTGACATAGTCACAGGATATACCGAGTACGTCGGCAAGGGTATGCATAGCAACCCTACCGGCTTTGTGGTGTATGTGGTCCGTAGCGGCCTCAAAATCACCAACCATGATGTAATCTGGGGTGGTTTCGAGTCCTTTGGACTTGAGCTGCTTCAGCCATTCATAGGCTTGGTAGCCTCCGGTGAGTCCGGCTCTTAGAGTCGGATCTTCACTGAGTACTTCACGGAAGATATGCCCGAAGGGCTGTCCGTAAGTGACGTACGCTGCTAGAGACTTAGTCGCTATGCGTACTTTGTTCCCTGGCTCTGGAATAGTCTCACGTTGGACGGGTAATGGCTTATCCGTAGGATAGCCAAACTCATCTACGTAACCTTCATCCAGAAGGGAAGTGAAACTCCATGCGAAGAGTTGGAAACCAACCCTTTGCTGTTCGGAATTCTGGAAATCCTCTGTGAGGAGTCCAGTATCCTTTTTCCTGGGGTCTAAGACCCCATCCGACATGAAGGGAGGGTGCACGGTCAACCGTCGCGCCTTCCCTGCCCTATCGAACACTGACTCTCCCGTAGGGAGGATCACTGTTCGATCCACCGTTGGCACTTCGTCCAACCAATCTTTAAGATGGTTGAGGACAAATTGCCTTCGGCCGCCTTCTGATCTCGAAAACTCATAACAAGCAGAGTTTGAGATCGAGATGTGGCCGCTCGCTCTTTCCCAAAGGGAAGGACGCAGGCAAGCTTTGATCGACAGGGCAGCACTTTCTGAGAACTGTGCAAGCCTGTGTAAATCATCGCTCGTGGGATCAGGTCCGTCGCATAATGCGCGTTCGTGATCCTCTAATGCTTTAGCCACGGTGACTTTGTCACCGGACGGAAGCAGCCTAGTGCATGTGAGCAAGTGCCATCGAGCATATTCTTCGCGCATGAGGGTACCGGGTGGTTTAACCATCCAAGTATCCTCTGGGTGTTTCGGCCACTCACAATTCCATTGTGGATTATGAGAGACCGCACCACCAAAGAAAAGGTAAAGATACTTACAGTAATCTTTCCATTCCTTGCACGCGAAGTGTGTACTGTTGTGCTTCATAATGAGGCGACACAGTCGGACCCACCACTTGGTTTTAAAGCAAGTGATCGGTTTAGTTTCTCTTGCAAACGCCAGCGTTAGGCAAGAGTCAACTGCTCTCCATACCTTCGTGAAACGAAGGATATTAGAGCAGGGTCCCGAGAATAAGGCTAAGCCTATATTCCGGGCACCGGAAACCTGGGACAAGTTGGGTTCTAGTAACCTGACAAGAAATTTCCTGTCCGGTACACTTAGAAGGCCATCGCCGCTCTTCGAGAGGTGAGGTAGCAGTTTCTGACCGGATGGGAGCCGCATGTTAAACATCGACTCCCATTCCCTCTTAGTCCTTAACAGGATTTTGGGGTCCACTAGGTTTTGCTCCTTAGGAGACTTTTCCCTAGACAGACTCGGTGTTAGGTCCCGCACACTTTCGTCCAACTCCTGGGTCCAGAACCCATGAGGACTCGACGATATAAGTGGCATCGCTCTTTGAGTGAGGACTAACCCG